GAAATGTCTGGTAAAATTTCTAAACTAATTAAAATGTTTGGAAATGAATCTATATTACAACAATATAGAGCCGAACTTTATGCAATTAGACAATCTAAACTGTATGAGCTTAAATTTAATAAAACTGATTTTATTGATGATGATGAAATATATGATGATATATTAATTTCTCTTCCTGATGGTTTTACACCTCTTAAAAATAAAGATTATTATTCAAGTGATGCATTAAAATATTTAAATGATAGAGGAATTGGTGATAAAATAATAGAAAAATATAATATAGGTTATATACCAAGAACAAATAAAGATAAATTTCTTAAAGAAAGAATTATTATACCTTCATATGATAGATTTGGGGGATTAAATTATTGGGTTGGAAGAGATTATACTTTCCCAAGTTGGAGGTTTAAATATAAAAATCCTAGCTCTGATATTGTAAAAAAAACAGATATTGTTTTTAATGAAGAAAAAATAAATTGGTATGAAGATATTAATTTGGTGGAAGGACCTTTTGACCACATTGTTACTCCAAACTCAATACCATTGTTAGGTAAAACTATTGACCCAAAATATTCAATATTTAAAACATTGATGACTAATGCAAAAGCCAACATAAATATTTTTCTTGATTCTGATGCTGTACTTAATGCTAAAATTGTGTATAAAACATTAAACCAAGGTAATTTATATAATAAAATTAGATTGTGTCCCACTCCCAACGAGTTTGACCCATCACTTATATATCAAGAATATGGTGTTAAGGGGATTCGTAAAGTTCTCCAAAACACCATAAAATTATCAGAATATGAGTTAGCTAATCTTTCTTTTGAAAAGATTAATAATACCTTTTCCAATAGAAGTTAATAGATTAGTAGTATCACTTTCTTTAACTTGATAATCAGCATATAAAACATTTTGTACTGGTTTTTGTTCAGCTTTAAGAACTGTATTAGTTGTTCCAGTAACTCTGTTTAACCATCCGTTTAAAAATTTTTTTTGGGATGGTTTATTTTTTACAATATTACGATAAAAATTATTTCTTTGTTGTATTAATTCTTTACCTAAATCAATAACTCTATCAGTTCTATTGGCGTATTGTAATGTTGTTGCGCCAATTATTCCATCAACAGCAATATTAACGCCATATATAGCATTAATAGCTTTCTGTAATAAAATTATGGCTGCTTTGTTACCTGCATTAACTCCATGACAAAAAACATGTGCTGAAATCATAAGGTCATCTATCATATCAATTTTCATTGGTACATAATAATTCTTTTTATATACATCAAAAACCAAATTATCCAATTCAGAATTATTTAGTTTCTGATTGTGTTTTAAAGGCATATTTGCATCAATAATTTTCCATCCTTTCCAATTTGGATTGGCTTTTCTTGCAATCCCACAATAGGTTTGTCCACCTGCATCTCCTGACACATTAGCATAACCACCTTCATGAGTTAAAACCATTCTGATTAAAAGTTCCCATTTTTCCATAATTTAATTACTTTTAATATAAATATAGCATAAATGTTTGCTCTTATTTAAAAAAAATCGTATATTTGCATAAAATAAGAATAATATGACTGATATAAAGAAAATTATACACATTGCTGATGTACACATTCCAAATGTCGAAGAAGATAAACCATATTCTCAAATGATAGAAAACTTTATTTTTGAGTGCTGTAAGGTTTGTGCTGATTATAATAAAGATGAAGTAAGAATTGTTCTTGCTGGTGATATTTTTGACTTTAAAAATAAAGTATCTCCTGAAGCAAATAGTATATATTTTAAACTGTTAAATTATCTTAATACCATTGCAACTACAATCATCATTGCAGGAAATCATGATATGCTTGAAAATAATAAACAAAGAAAAGATGCACTATCTCCTATATTTGAAGTAGAAGGAGCATATAAAAATATTCAATATGCTGATAAAATACTAAATTATAAAAGTGGCTACATTGTAGATAATAATATTATTTGGGCTTTATACTCAATATGGGAAAAATACCAAAGACCAAATATTGATGAAATTAAAGAAAAATATCCTAACCATAAAGTTTTTGGATTATTTCATGGTGAAATACCAGGAGCAAAAACAGATATTGGTAAAATGTCAGATAAAGGAATTGATGTTAATTCTTTTATTGGGTGTGATGCTGTTCTTTGTGGACATATTCATAAAAGACAAGAAATAAGGAAAAATGGAATACCTATGGTATATGCAGGTTCTTTATTCCAAAAAGATGCTGGAGAAAATGTGACTGGGCATGGTTTTGTTGAATGGAATGTTGAAGATTTGACATATAAAGTACACGATGTTGAAAATGATTATAGTATCTATAAATTTAAAATATCAAGTTATGAAGATGTTGAAGATGACATCGAAAGGTTAATAAACCTTTAAAATAAAAAGGGAGCAACTGCTCCCTTTTTCTATGGATTACCAAGTATCATGGTTATTTGTTTACTATCTTTGTCAATATAAACTGTACCAATTCTAGTATATTGATTTTTATAATCAGATGAACCTTTTTTAGTGTTAACATTATAACTATATGTTTGTCTAAACTGTTGAGAACCACCTTCATTAACAAAATTATACCCATCTTTTACCATCGTACCACCTGAATATGTAGTAATTTCAAACGTCATATTACCACTTTTTATTTCACCGAACCAAGTTGCCCATATACCAATCTGTGTTGATTGTGGTAAAACATCTTCATATGTTTCAAAAAGATATTTAAAATTAATATATACACATTCATTACCACTTTGCATATTATCACCTGCCCATATTAGTAACCCTGAAGTAGGTGGTTCTGTTGTGGTATTTCCTGTTATAATTGGATTACTATTACCTCTCATAAAAAAACCAACTGGTTGGTCATCAACATTTTCAATACCTGTATTTAAAAATTCAGTTGCAGTATCTAAGTCACGACCATCATCTGCCCCCCAAAAATATCTAAATACCATGTAATCTGAAGGTGGAATAACAATTACATCAGGTGGCATTTGAGTAATGTGATACTCAGTAATAGTTGGTATTGGTTGAGTTTCATCATCACCAACCTCACATTGTGTAAATGTTATCTTTTTAGTTCTTTGTTTCTTACCATCATAAGGACTTATTGTAACTGTAATATTATTTACAGTTACACATTCATCCTCTTTTATTGAAATTGTTACCCATGTTGAATCTGCCATAATTTTTTATTTTTTATCTATTATGATAGATAATTCTCTATCACTATCATTATTTTCTTCAACTGTTATTTCAACTTTAACAGCTTTTTCACCATATTCATTTTCTCCCTGAGAAGGGGCTGAAACTGATACCCATGTATCGTCAGGATTTTTAGTTACAACCACATCATTATAGGTTAATGCAGTAGTATTTGCATATGCAATAAAAGAAGTAGCACCCGATTCAATTTCTTTTGTTGTATTTTCAGTTGGGTCAACCCATATAACATTTTGTGGATAATGATTTTGATTATATGTAATAACAATTGTTTTTGCATCTTCTTTATCTTGCTTAAAAGTCAACTTTCCACTTCTACTTGAATTAGTTATATTTTCTAATATAGAAACGGTAATTCTGTTAGAATCAATAAAATCAATGTTAATCCAGTCAGAATCAGATGTTGCGTTCCATACCACAAAATTTTCTGAGCCTGTTGTATCATTCTTCATAACAGACACAACAGCCATGTCAATAGTATCTCCAGAAGCTTCTATATCATAGTTTTGGTCAGTTTCTTTACCATATACTTTAAATATATTTGTATAAGTAATAGGTATATCATCTTCAATTTTAATTTTATAAGAAACATTCTCTGTTTTAATAAAATTGCCATTTACATACTTATCTCTTGTTGATGTCACTCTAACTGTCGCATTACCACCTTCATTAGAAAAAGTGGTAGCTGTTGGATTGACTACAATTTTATAATTTTTATATTCAATTTCAGCCGCTTTTTGCCATAAGTATATTTCAGCATAAACATCATTAGGTTTATCATTATGTTTTACTTTAATTTTAGCGGCTCTAATTGTAGGCAAACCATTTTCATTTAAATCAAGTATTAAAGAATTACCTTGATTAAACACATTAACCCAATCAGCATTTTGTCCAGGTAATTCACTATAAGTTCCTGTTGCTTCATCAAAAGTGCATTCAATAGGGTCATCAACAGTATATTGCATTGAACCGCCACTAATTGTTATTGCAAATGTTCTTTCTATTTCCATTGATTCAATTTCATTCCATTGAACTTCTTTTAATCCGTCAATTAAAATATCATAAACAACAATTAATTGATTAACAATTATATATACTTTTTTAGAACTATCATTTACATGTTCAAATGTAACTGTTGCGCTTCTTACTGCTCCTGTATCATTAGGGAGTACTTGTAACTTAAATATAGTATCTGATGTACCACTTGATAAATTCGTTAATGAAGAGCCATTACCTAAAATCCAATCTATGTTACCCCCAACAAATTTATATTTAGCATCTCCACCTGTTGCAGCAATATTAAATGTTTTAATTATACCTGATTGTGCAACATCTGCAACAGTACTTGTATTAATTGTATTACCACCATTATTAGGCTCAATTGTTAAATTATAACCTTGATTTTGCTGAACATTAATTATAAAAGAATAATCTGTATTATCCTTATGTACTAACACAATTGTTCCCATTCTGTTATTATTTTCAGTATTAGAATCACAATTTATTGTAACTTGTCCAGTTTTTCCTGTTGATGGTGTTATATGCAGCCACGGATATTTTGCTGCATTAGCTGAATCAAGAATAAACTCAGCAGACCCACCATCCACTTTAACATCAACTTGTTTAGCACTATCATTGGCTTCAAATTGCATTGATATATTAGAAGAATATTCTGTGCTACTTGGTAACTTACCACCAATAAATAATAAACCAGCTCCTGCCTGTGTAAATATAATAGTATGTGTTTTTGTTGTATCTAACGCATTTTTTAATACAACAGTTCCACTTCTTTCAGTACTTGAACTATTAGTATCAAACCACACTGTTAATACATTTCCATTTGTTGAAGTATAAAGCCATGAAACATCATTATTTACAACATATCCAGCATAAGATGGGGAAACATAAACATCAAATTTTCTTCCATTTTCTTCAGTTGTTTGGGTAAATGGAATGTCTGTTACAACAGTTACAGGTGTAGTTTCTCCAATTTTTGTTGCATAAATATCATACGCTATTGCTGCATTTTGTGTAATATTTATTACTTCTGTTATTGAAGTATTATTGTTATGTATTAATGTTAATGTACAAGTTCTGTCTTGTGTTGTATCTTTATATTGGGATGCATTAACAACCAGTTTGTACTCTGTATAATCCCCATAATCACCAATAACATTGTTTTCTGTTGTTATCCAATCACATGATGGAGCTATTGTATAATTTTTTAAGCCACCATATACATCAACTGATATTATCACACTTCCCCCATTACTATCAAATGTAATAGTATCAGGATTAGCTACAATTGATAATTCCCCAACACCTTTTTGTGTTATGTCAATATAAGCTTTAACTGAGTGGTCATCGTTATGATATACTGTTATTTTTGCTTCTCTTGATGTTGTTGATGTAAGTGAATCAGCTATAATTGTTAAATTATTTACATCAATTGAAACTTCTAACCAATCTGGAATTGTAGAAATATCTACACTCCAAGTTTTTGATGCTCCATTAGCTGTTACTACAAATATAGGTGTAATATTACCACCTATATATTGTACAATTCCTTCAGCTTCACTTTTACCATTTACTAAGATACTTAAACCAGTTGCTTTTAAAAGCTTAAATGTTGTTGTTGCTTTCTTACTATCATCATTAATATGGGTAAATGTAAAAGTATAGTTTATATCATTTACAGTTGGATTTTCACCAACTGTAACTTTTAATAGTTTAGAACTTATTTTTTCTGTTACCACATTCGCTCCTGTAATATCTGAGAAAAATGTATAGTTATAATCTTGTGCTCCACCTATTGCTTCAACATCAATATAATAAATACCACCTATATATGAAACTTCATTGACACAATTTGGTATATTATTTATTTTTGATTGGTATAAACATGATGATGAAATACTAATATCAGCACCAACTTGTATAACATTAATAATCCAATAACAATTGTTATCATTCATATTATAGACAATAATTGTTCCATTTCTTTGGCTTGAATTATTATTTTGAGTTGCTGTTACTGTAATAGTATTTCCATTTTTAATAACGTTAGCCCACGATACATTATTTACAATATAATAATTAGGATTATTACTTAATCCATCAACTATTATATTTGTACTCTTAGTACCACCTGTTGCATCATCAAATGATATGTCAGAAGCACTAATTTGCGAAACTGTAACATTTAAAACTGAAGTAATTGAATTATCTTCATCTAACATAAATGTTATTTTTTCACTCCCGTATTTTTTTTCGTCTTTTTTTTTTTCAACTGTAAATGTCAAATTAGTTTCATTTCCGTTTGATGGAACACCATTAACCAAAGCACTCACAGGGACAGAATTCCAATTTCCTGAAGCATTTAACACAACATCTTTTGAACTAATAGGATTCATAGAATCATTTAATTTAACTTCATTAGTTGATAGTGTTAAATATTTTCCACCATTTTCATCAAAGCCTTTAATACCAAATATAGCAGTCGATGGTATTATTTGTTCAAGATATGGCAATACATAATCCGTAAAATATTTTCTATATTCAGCATTCCCTGTGTATTTATTTTCAATAACTAGCAATTTTGTATTTAGAAATATTTTAGTAGGAGTAGCTTTTGTGCTTTTTTTTCCTGAACCACATATACTTTTATAAACATCAATATTTTGTATTTTAATTGGGTCTAAAGTTGGTGAATTAAAATCTATATCAGTAAAACCTAATGTTTTATATTGATTTAACTCACTATCACTTCCTGAAATTTTACTATTATCAAGAGCATATTTAAATAATTCTCTTAAATAATCAAAAAATTCTTTACCCATATCATAATGTCCATAACCAATATGAGGATTGTTTCCATTATTTTTAGATATAATAGATTCTAAATACACAACTCTTTCATTAGAAATTATTTTATCATTTCCAACTGTTTGATATGTAACACAAGTCCATCCAGATGCGTTTCTTGAATTGTTAATTATTGTATTTTCATCTGTCACTGTTTGGTCATTACCTAATATAAAATAATTTGTTGGGTTTCCTGATAAACTTGGATTATCATACACAAAATTATAATCTGAAATATTACTTATGTCATATACATAATATACATCATTAGGCGTTATTCGACCAATATTAAGAGTAAACAATTCATCTAATGTTGGAACTACATTAATATAAGGCATTGTTTCTTTATATATGAAGTTACCATTATTCAATGGAAGAGGATTCTCACTTCCCCATCCGCCATTAGATTGAAAATATGGATTTCCATCATATGTTAAATTCTTGTCAAACCAAGGAACTAAATAAATATTTCCATTGTCATTAATTTCTTTAACTAATAACCCACTATAAGGGTCATCTTCATCAGATAATACAATGCTTTTTTCTGAATTTATAGATTGTATTAATGATATAGTATTAGAATTGGTAATTGGACTGCAAGTATAATAGTACTCATTTATTGAATACCAATCCTTGTTGATACCAAACATACCAAGTAACATCTCTATTGCTTTTCGTGTCCCTTTGGCTCTAAAAATAGCCTTAGAACATAAAACCAAATGTCTCATAAACTGATTGTTTACTTCAGTATATGTATAACCTGTTGATTCACCTGTATATAAAATATCAGTCGTATTATTTTCTGTTCCTGTCTTTACAACAGTTGAAACATCCCATCCACCCAACTCTAATTTGTCACTAAGAAAATAATCAGATATATTATTCTGTCTATTATATGTAATTGTGTTTGTGAATTTTATACCATCAATATATCTTTTTATATCATCAAGAATGCGCCCCCAAATCCTTAATAAATTTGCTACTTTAGTACCTGCAACAACATATTCTTGCTCGTCACCTTCATTATATTCTCTTGTATAAGTCCAGTCAAAATTTTTAATGGCTTCATGAGTCATTGACCGATATATGTTATCGCAATAATAATCATCCAATATTTGAGCTACTTCCAATAAACCATTGAAAAATGATAAATAATTAGGACTTGATATATCTAAATTCCATCCATTAACAACTGCCCATGAATATTTACGATTAATAAAAGTAATACCTTTATTAGTCTCAATAGGCGTTAAAAATGTATTTGTGTAAATTGGACTTGATTTTCGATTTAATAATACTTTTTCAAATCCATCTAACTCTTTAAAATATTTGTCAATTCTATTCTGTTTTGGTCTAATATGCAAACCAATTGTACTGTTATGAAAAAATTGTCTTTCTCCATTAACAAAACGACCTTTTATAACAATATTACCATTTATAGTGATTGTATTTAATAATTGTCCTTCTGTCAAACAATTCACATCAACATCTTCATTGATAATTGTAACACTTGTAACAGGTATTTTAGTATTACCACTTATAATTTCATAATCTTTGTATGAATAAGACAAATAACGTAAATCATTTTCATATTCACTTAATATAACATTATTATTAATTAAGTTTATTTGAAAATCATTATCAACAATAAAACCTTCAACTGTTTGAAAAGGATTTTCATCTTCTGTATTTCCTGTTACTATTTGTGTTACCTTTCCACTAAAATATAATTCAGCAGGGAAATATTTTATTATATCTTCAATTGAAGCTCTAACCAATTCAACACAAGAACCATAGTAAGCAAAATCTCTTAAATCATTTGAGACTTCATTCACTTCAACATCAGAAGTTGTGTCAGGAAGATTTACATCCTCAACTTCATCATCAGTCCATACAATATCACCATCAGGCGAAGTTACCCAATGTCCATATTTATGTTTCTTTTGATAACTAGGACTATTATTAATTGTAAAAATAAAATTACCATTTGAATATATAGGAGTTTGACCTGGTGTAAACCTTCCTGTTCCACCAATAGTCACCCAATCTCGTTCAAAAATAGTACCATTTTTAACAAGCTGATGTTGTTTTCTTAATGTGTAGTTACTATGTGATTTAATATATCTTGACATTTTTGATTGCTTCTATTAACATTTGTTTATCAA